GACCCGTCAGGATGGCCAGCAGCAGCGGCCAGTGCGCCTTGGTGAAGTCGACGACCCAGCCGATCGCGGCACCGATCATCTTGAACGCGGTGTTGCAGAAGTCCCGGAACCACCCGATCTTGTTGTAGGCGAGGATCAACGCGCCAACCAGCGCGGCAATTCCGAGGACGACCAGCCCAAGTGGGTTGGCATCCATCGCGACATTCAGCGCCCACTGTGCGACAGTAGCCGCCTTCTCCGCGATCGTGCTGGCCACGAGGGCGACCTTCTCCGCCACCCACGCCGCAGCCGTCCGGAGGGCCGTCATCGCAGACGTGGCCATCGACTTGGTGAAACTCCACGTGGCCAGAGCGGCGGTCTTCATTGCCACGCCCACGGCCTGGATCCCCGAGACCATGCCCGTCCACGCCGCGCGGCCAGCCGTCGCCGTCGCGGTTGCTACCGCCCGCCCGAACGATGCGACTGCCGACCCGGCGGTCTTCGCCCCGGACACCGCCGCGTCGAAGCCTCGCCGGAGTGCGCCGCCGAACGTACCCGCCGCTCCACTGAACGCCGACCCGGCTACCTGCGCGGACCGGAAGCCCTGCACAACGCGGCCGCCCGCCTGCACAGCGGAGACGCCCATCCTTCCGAAGGCAACGACGGACTTGGCTGCGCTCATGGTGAGCTTCGCGGCATACGCCACGACGGACAGCGCGAGCACACCACCGATCACTGCGGCGAGTGCGACAGCGACGTCCTTGTGCCGGCCGAACCAGCCGACCACGGCGAGGATGACCGGGATGAGCTTGGTGCCGATCTCGATGGCGAGGACGCTGATTGTCTGCTTGGCCTTGGCGATCTGGACGTTCCACAGCTTTTGGGTGGCGTCCCAGCCCTCCACGTTCTTGCTGGCGTGATTGAAGGATTCGCCGACCTTCTTGACCCGGTCCTTGAATCCGTCTGTGTTCTCGCCAGTCAGCTGGAGCGTGGTGTTCAGCCCGATCGCACCACCGGTCATCTTCTTGATGGCCTCGGTGTACGTCTGGGCTGCCGGGCCCCCCTTCTTGAGCTCCGCCGAGAAGCCCTTCGTCTTGTTCTGCAACGTCGCGTACTGCGACAGCAGGTTCGCCTGGTCCGGCGGGAGCGCCTTCAAGGCCTTGCGCCAGTCACCGAGGCTGATGCTGCCCTTGGAGTAGGACGTGGCCAGTCCCTGGATGCTCTTGGGCATGCTCTTGACCATGGTGTCCGCGTCTGCTGCGGCCTGCTTGGTCTTGTTGAACGCGCTCAACAGGACGGTGCCGGACTTGCCCATCTTCGACAGCACGGTCTGCGACAGCAGGTCGAGTGTGCCGGTCAGCCCCCGCTTGCCGAGCTTGGTGGAAACGTCCGTTGACGACAGCCCGAGCCGCTGCATCTCCTGGATGGCGACGTTGTTCGGCGCGGCGAGCTGTCTGATGGTGGAGGCGAGTTCCTGGGTGCCTTCGCGGGCGCTGGTGCCGTGCTGGGTGAGCGTGGCGAGCGCGCCGCCGACTTCCTCGAAGGAGATCTTGTTGGCGGACGCGATCGGCAGGACTGTCGACAAGGAGGCAGCGAACTGCTCCATCGTCATCTTGCCTTCACCGGCAGCCGTCTTCATGCCGTTCATCACGCGAACGCTGTCGGACGCCTTCAAGTGATAGCTGGCCATGACGCTGGTCATCGCGTTGGTGACCGAGTCCAGCGACGCGTTCTCCTCGCGCGCACCCTGCGCGGCCGCCTTCAGGACCTTCAGGCCGTCAGCACCCCTGTACCCGGCCTTCTCGACCTGGTACATGCCGTCGGTCAAGTTGTGCCAGTCCGTGCCGGTGCCCTGCGCAATGTCGAGGATGCCCTTGCGGACGGTCTGAAGACCCTTCAGGGACTCCCCTGCCGCGGTGTGCAGGACCATCGTCCCGGCCTGAAAATCGCCGGCCATTTTGACGCTGGCCACGGCCACGCCCGCGCCGATGAGGGAGACCGAACGCCCCGCCTTCGCCAGGCCGGCGGCCATCGTGGCCCCGGACTGGCGGAAGCTGCCGCCGAGCCCAGCGGCCTCCGCGCGGGCCTGGCGGAAGGTGCCCCGCAGTTGGGTCATGTCGCCTATCAGGCGGACCAGCACAGGCGGCAGGAGTGCTCCCTCAGCCACGGGACCCCCTCAAGGTGTAGGGCGGCCGCGGCGGCCGGGAAACGATGTTCAGTTAGAGGGCAACGGCTCGGCGCCATGCCGCGTGGTAGACGCGGGCGAGCGCGCCCGTTGCGGCGAGCTTCGCGAACGCCGGGGCCACGTATGGCCGGGCGGGCAGCGTGGTCTGGTGGCCGCGGCCGGTGACGCCGCCGAGTTCCTGGATCCGCCCGTACACGGCGGTCGGGCCGATCTCGGCCGCCCACCGGCCCGCGCCGAGCGGATACGGGCCCTTCACGGTGATGGACCGCCGTAGCGTGCCCGTCACCAGAGACGGCGGCTCGCCCGGTGACGAAGGCGTCGGCGTGCCCTTCCGGTGGCTGGACGTCGACAGCGTCCGCTTGATCTCCGCCTCAAGGAGATGCGAAGCCTCTGCGGTAGCTGCCCGCGTCGCGACGTTGAAAGATACGAGCATCCGCTCCAGCGCGACATTCAGCTCGGTCAAGCCGAGCACCTGCACGCCGCCAGCCATAACAAGTCACTTCCTTTCGGCGTCCCGCATGGCCTTGTCGTGCAGGGCTTCCCGGGCGGCGTCGACCTCGGCGGCCATGAGCGGCAGCCACTGGTCCAGCCACGCCGGGATCTCGTCGACTTGCTCGGGGGTCCACCGGTACCGCTCGGCGTACCAGAGGTAGTCGTATGCCTCGTCGACCGGCGTGACGGGGTGCCCGTCGGGGACCCGGTTTCCCTCCAGCCGGGACCTCAGTCGGCGGAGGGCTCGGTAGGGGACGCCGGGTCCTTCGCGTCGGCGACGGGGTTGGGCTTCTCCGGGAACAGCATCTTTCGGATGGGCTCGATGGCCTCGCTGAGCGCGTCGTCGTCTTCGAGGGGCAGCAGTTCCAGCGACTGGGGCGACTCGCCGGGAAGGGGCAGGCTGTACGACCAGTCCATGACGAGGACCTGCAACAGGCCGTTGATCATGTCGAGGCCTGCGCCCATCGGGCTTTCCGGGTCCTGCACGCTGCGCAGGACCTTCTGCCGGTCGCCGCGGCGCAGGGTGTACGGGTCGCGCAGCTGGATCCAGGCCCCGGAGGGCAGCTTGATGCGTTCGGTGGTGGACATGGGTGCTCCGAGCTCCGATGGGGTGGGACTAGTACGTGCCGGCCGCGACGTTGTTGGTCACGCTGACCTTGCAGGGCGAGTAGCCGCCGCTGCCCCCGGCGTTGGTCGTGTTGAGGACCGCCTGGAAACTGCCGCCGTATTCGACGGCGGCCTTGGTGCCGTCGGGTTCCATGGCGGTGAAGGCGGCGATCTGGATGTCGATCTGAAATGTGATCTTGTTGAGGCCGGTGAGGCCGTTGTCGATGAGCAACTGCACCTGCGGCTGCGTGTTGTTGAGCATGTACAGCAGCGGGCTCTCATCGGCCGCGACGAAGTTGAACTTGCCTTCCACCGACAGGCCGCCGCGTTGGATGATGTACGGGTTCTGCGTGCCGGTGACCGTGAAGTAGGGGTTCACTTCACGCTTGATGGTCAGCTCGCCGTCGGTCACCGTGTTGACGAGGGTGCCGCCGGTCGCCGGGCCACCGATGCCGAGGAGCATGCGCCACGATGCCACCGGCAGCACCGTAGAGGGGGCCGCGACGGGTGCCGCGCCGAGCGCGACGGACGGCCAGGTGGTGGCCTTCCCGCTCCACGTCAAGAGCTCGCTTTCGGCGTTCCACTTCAGCCCGAGCTCCGAGAGGCACGTCCCCGGGTACTGGCGGGCCCCCGACGTCGCGGTCGGGCCGAGGAAGTGCGTGATCGTGTGGCTGATCGGCTGCCCGCCGCCGGAATTGAGCAGCGAATGAGCCTGCGTGAACGGGCCAGTCACCGGCTGCACCGGCTGCGCAGCGGCGTGCGCGAACGCCAGGCCGCCAGCGGGGGTGGTCAGCGGAATCGTGTAGGGGCCCGCGCCGCTGGGTGTGCCAGTCGTGAACACTTCGGCGGTCGCGCCAGTGCCGATCTGCACGACCGTCGCGGCCGGGATCGACGCCACCGTGGACAGGTTGGTGGCGCCCGCCGCTGCCTGGGCGGACAGGGTGGTGCCGCCGGTTCCAGTGGAGGTGCCGGTGACGGCCATGTCGCCGAAGATGTTCCGGAGGAAATACCCGAGGCCGTCGCCGTAGGCGGGCCCGCCGAGTTCCAGCTCGGCGAGCTTCACCCCGGCGATCTTCGCGAAGGAGTCGGTGGCCATCGACCCGCGCCACGACTTGTCTTCGAGGAACGTCGGGTTGTCCTTGGGCTTGATCTCGTCGCACAGGATCGTCGAGGTCATCGCCACCGGGGTGCCCTGGGTGGTCTCGTTGGCGATGCCGACGAACTGCTTGGCGGGTGCGTAGGTGGTGGGAGTCGGCACCGGTCACTCCTCGCTGGTGAGAGGCCCGGCGTTGTCCGGTGCCTGGTTGGGCTTCTTGCGGGTCTTCGTCCAGCGGCCGTCATCCGGCGGTCCGAACGGCCAGTCGAAGACGGTGGCCTTGACTTCCGGCTCACCGGGTTCGTTGTCGATGGCGGGGCGCTCGGGGCGAGCGGCGCGGCAGGTGAGGGGGACGTGCGGGTACACGCAGTCGGCGTAGTGCGTGAACTCGTACACGCCGGGCTCGGGACCGCTGATCTCGGCAGCCGCGGACGTGGCCTCGGTGTCGGGCTCGGCCGCCGGGGTGGCAGGGTCCTCCGGCTGCGGCGTCGGCTGGGATGCGTCGTCCTTCGGGGGCTTGACAGTGGGCATGCGAACTCCGCAGGCAGGAAGAAGAGGGGGCGGTGGAGCAGGCGGCCAGAGCCGCTCACGCGTTTACGAACTCGATTGCCGCAAAAGTCATTTCGAGGAACGACTTGGTCAATTCGGCCTTGGTTTCCGGCTGCCCGTATTTGAAATCGATGCCGTCGAGGCCGCCGTCGACGTGCTCCCCGGCCTGGAAAACAGCGCCACCGAGGGTGCGGTCGAGGCGCATCCATTCCACGAGGGCGTCGCGCAGGGCGTAGACGTCGTCCTGTGCGTCCTCGGCGTACTCGGTTCGGGAGCGGACGTAGCAGTTCAACGCCACCTCGTAGGTGATCTGCTTCATGCCGTTGTGCTCGCCGCCGAGTGCGATGCGGTGCTCGTGGTGTCGGGGGATGAACACGACGATCTGGCAGCCGGTGCGGGCACCCGGCGGCCGGCCCCAGAAATAGTCCTGATGATCATCGCGTTTGGCCCATGCACGCCGCACGATGCCGACACCGCTCTGCGACAGCGGTGATGAGCGGTAGGTGCGGGTCTGGGGGTCGAAGGGGCCACCGAAGTACTGGCAGATCCCGTCGAGCGCGGTCTGGATGCTCACGGCTCACCTCACGCGGGCGTAGTTGCGCAGGGTGTTGGCCGCTTCGGCGACGAGCCCGGTGGCCTTCTGGCGGGGGTCGCTGGAGCGGGTGGAAGACGCCAGCGGGGTGTCGGGGAAGCTGTCCTCGGCGGCCGTGTCGGGCCGCATGAGGAGGGCGACGGCGTACTGGATGACGGCAAGCCGCATGTCGGCAGGCATCTCCGAGACGTCGGCGCCGCTGGTGTGCGCATTCACCAGAGGCGACGCCAAGGTGACGGCCGTCGCGGTCGGTGTCGCGCTTGGGGGTGGCGGCGTCCACGTCGAGGAGACAGTGACGGTCTCCTCGCTGCCGGGCTCCCAGATCCGGTACCGCCCTCCGGGCGTGATGCCGGTGGGGTCCGCCACAGTGATCGAAGTTGCGCCGGCCAAGGCGGCCGCGGCGAACTGCGTAGCGACCCAACCAGCCACGTAGGTGACCTGCGCGAACAGTTCCGCCCCGGCGGCAGGGCTGCCGAACTGCAGCGACCCCGACCACGCCCCAGAGGTGGATCCAAGGGGGACGACCATGTTCGCGCCGCCCTCAATCCACGCCGACGGGCTGGGCAACGACGTCAGGGCCGTGGGTGTCCATCCGTAGCCGAACCCAGCCACCGCCAGCGCCGGGGAGTGGTCAGCGTGCAGGCGCACCATGCCAGCCCGGTCACAGCGGGCACGCTGGTTCTGCACGTATAGGTGGGCGCCGAGGGGCATGTCGCAGGCGTTGTCGGCCCACGCTGATGCCTTGAGGAGGATGTTGGCGAGCTCGGCGGTCTGGTCTGCCGGGTCTGCCGAGCCGACGCGCAGCCCGTCGAGGTCGAGGTAGGTGGGGTGGGCGGTGAACGCTGCCGGTGAGACGTAGGGCGTGGTCGGCATCAGCAAGTGCCCCCTTCCGTCTTGCGGCAGGTCAGGCTCGTGTCCAGGATCCGTGCTCGCAGCCGCGCGCGGTCACGCCGTCAGGCCATCCGTCGGGAAAGCAGACGGTGCACGGCAGGTTGGCGCTGGCGGGATCAGCCGGACTGTCCGGGCCGGCGGACTGATCCGGCGCGGCTTCCTCGACGCTGTCGGCTTCTGGGGTCTCTTCGGTGTCGGGAGCTTCGAGCCCCTCCTGCTTGCCTGCGGGTTGAGTCTTCGGTGCCGCGGCGGCGCGCTTCCTCGGAGGCATCAGCTCTCCCTTTCGCAGGCC